CCGCTACGGGCGCCTGCTCTGCCGCGACGAGCCCCACCTGGCGGTCAGCGACAACACGGCCTCGACCACCGAGCTGGCGGCGGAGTGCGCGCGGTGGGGGACCCCGGTCCTCTACGCCTCCTCCTCGGAGGTCTACGGCGACCACGGCACCGCCACGATCCGCGAGGACTCCGAGCTCAGGATGCCGACCACGATCTACGGGCTGTCGAAGCGCTGGGGCGAGGAGGCCCTGCGGCTGTACGTGGAGCACGAGAACCTGACCATCGTCCGGATGAACATGCTCTACGGCCCCGGCCAGCTCGGCGGGTACGGGCGCTGCTCGCTGGCCACGTTCATCGACAGCGCGGTCCGCGGCGAGCCGTTCACCGTCCACCGCAACACCTCCCGCTCGTGGCTCTACATCGCCGACGCGGTGCGGGCGCTGCGGCTGCTGATCGAGGGGGAGTTCTACGGGACCTTCAACCTCGGGAACCCGGCGCGGGCGTGGCCGATGGAGACGATCGCCGACGAGGTCAAGAACCAGGTGAGGCTGTTCCGGGAGTGCCCCGACCCGATCGTCGAGGACCCGCCCGAGGGCCAGATCCCGCACAAGAACTACGACGTGACCCACCTGCTCGGGATGGTCGACTGGGTCCCCGAGGTCGGGCTCGCGGAGGGGATCACCGCGACGGTCGCGTGGGCCCGCGCGAAGGCGCAGGTGACGGCATGAGCCCGCTCGCCCTCAAGCCTGATCTCGCCTATCACGTTCGGAGAGCGATCTACCAGAAGATGGCGGGCGACACGGGTACCGCTGCGTGGCGGGGGTTGGCGTACCACGAGGGGGAGAGCGATGGGCTGCTTGGCAGTTCGGTGGCCACTGATCTAACGCACAGCATCTACTACGCCTACGCCCCCGACGGCGCGGAGTATCCCTACGTGATCTTCCACAAGCAGAGCGGCACGCCCGTCTACACGTTCAAGACCGGACCGGCGGTCGGCGACGGCCACGCGATTGCCGACAACGAGCTGTGGCTGATCAAGGGCGTCGCCCACGACACGGAGGCCCACCCGAGCGCGATGGACGCCGCCGACAAGATCGCCTCACGGATCGACGCGCTGTTCACCGACGGAGCACTCGCGCTGCCAACGATCACCGCGACGACCGAGGCCGTCACCCAGCTCTACCTGCGTCGCGAGACCGACATCGCGTTCTCCGAGGAGGAGGACGGCGAGACCTACTTCCACCACGGCGCCCTGTACCGGCTCATGTATAGCGCCACCTAGCCCTTCACCAAGCGCCACCAAAGTGCCCCGCAAGGGGTCAGCCAAATCAACCTCCGTCACCCGACAGGGGCGGAGCACGAGAGGAGCCACAGGTGGCTGTCAATCCCCGCGTCTTCAAGGACGCATTCGTCTCGGTCAACGGGACCAACATCAGCGCGTACTGCAGCGCCGCGACCGTGGAGTCCACGTTCGAGGAGCTCGACTCCACCACGTTCGGCGGCAACTACCGCCAGTTCACCCAGGGTCTCGGCGACGCCACGATCACGCTGACCACGTTCCCGGACACCACGGGCACGGTCAACTCGATCTTCTGGCCGCTGTCGCAGTCCGGGGGCACGTTCGCCCTGATCGTCCGCGAGTCCTCGGCGGCCGCGAGCACGTCGAACTACAACTACTCGATGAGCGCCTCGCTGTTCGGGTTCAACCCGATCGGCGGCGCGGTCGGTGACCTGATGAGCACGGACATCCCGTGCCGCAACGCCGGCACCGCGGGCCTGACCCGAGGCACCACGTAGCAGAGGGGTGCCGCCCAGCGCGGTCTGCCCCGCCACCAACAAACGCGGTCAGCCGAGAGGCGCCGCAGGGAAGGAGGGCGCATGGCGCGCTCTACCAAGGATGCTGTCCTGAAGGGGCCCGGCGACCTGGCCACGGCCGAGGTCGTCACGGACGTCCCGAACCCGGGCGACACGTTCCTGGTCCGCGGGCTGCCCGCCGCGTACTCGAACCAGGCGTCGAGCGAGGCGCTGAAGATGACCACGGTCGGCCTGGACCAGATCGCCACCGTGGACACGGCGCGGCTCGAGGTCCTGCAGTTCGCCCACGGGGTGGTCGAGCCCACGTTCACCGTCGACGAGGCCCAGCAGGTCTCCGAGAAGTACGGGCCGATGTTCCGCAAGGTGATCACCAAGATCGACGAGCTGTCGGGGGTCAACAAGGAGGCAATCACCGAAGCGACGGCCAAGTTTCCGCGCAGCGGAGCGAGCGAGAATGGGGCAGACCTGGGTGATGGAACTCCCGCCGGGGGTGATGGACCCGATGTTCACCTACGAGCTGGCGGAGAGCCTCCACATGACGGTCCAGGAGATGCTGACCGGTGAGCCCGGCATGTCCGCCCACGAGTTCTGCGTGGGGTGGCCGACCTACCACCTGTTCAAGAACCGCGCCCGGAAGCGGGCCGAGGACAAAGAGAGGCAGAGGATGCAGCGCAGGCGCCGTTGAGGGCACCTGCGCTGCTCTCGTTCCATGACCCTCCACTCCCGATTCAACGTGATCGCCGCCCACCTCGACGAGGCCGTCGACCTGGCCATGCGCCAGCTCGCCGAGGAGGTGGTCACGGGCGCCAAGTCCCGGGTGCCGGTGGACACCGGGAAGCTCCGGGACGCAATCCACATTGACCACCGCGACGACGGGGAGTACGCGATCGTGGCCGGGGACACGGACGCCTGGTACGGGCACATCGTCGAGCACGGCGGGACCAAGACCCCGCCGCACCCGTTCCTGATCCCCGCCGCCGAGGCGGCGCGCCAGCACATCGACGACCGGGTGCGCTACGCGCTGAGGAACATCTGATGGCCACCCCCGCCGCAATCCTCGAGACCATCGTCAAGGCGAACACGGCGCCCGCGACCAGGGAGCTGCGCCAGTACGACAGCTACCTGAGGCGGGTCGACAAGTCGTCGGTCTCCACCACGGCCCGGACCAGGACGCTGGGCAAGGCCACCGGGGCGGTCGGGTCCAGGATGGCGTCGGCTGCCCGCTACGCCGCCGGGGCCGCGCTGGCCTACGTCTCCATCGCCCAGGCCAAGACCGCGGTCACCACCACCCAGGACCTGGCCAAGACCACGGCGGGGCTGAACCGCAACCTTGGGTTCACGGTCAAGGAGGGGAGCCGCTGGGCGTCGGTGGCCAAGTCCCGCGACATCGACGCCAAGGCCCTGACCATGAGCTTCACCACCCTCTCGCGCCGGGTGGTCGAGGCGGGCCACGCCATCCGGGAGGGCGGGGGCGCGGCCGAGTCGGCCATGGTCCCCTTCACCCGCCTCGGCCTGAGCCAGAGGGACGTGCTGAGCGGGTCCAAGGACCTCGACTCCTTCCTGCCCAAGCTGGCCGACTCCTTCGGCAAGGCCGAGGGCGGGGCGAAGCGCCAGGCGTCCGCCCAGCAGCTGCTCGGGCGCGGGTACGCCACGATCCTGCCGCTGTTCGCGGACGGGGCGGAGGGCCTGAAGGAGCAGCAGAAGTGGGCGGACAAGTACGGGACCACGCTGAACGAGAAAACCCTGAAGGCGCAGATGGACCTGGTGTCGGCGCAGCGCGAGACCAAGGTGGCCTGGCTCGGCATCCAGGTGACGTTCGCCAAGTTCGTCACCCCGGCGCTGGAGAAGGCGAACGACGAGTTCCAGAAGATCGCGGCGATCATGGCCGACGACAAGCTGACCAGCGACGAGAAGTGGAAGCAGGTCGGCGAGATCATCATGAAGTGGGCGACCAAGGCCAAGGACGCCTTCATCGAGATCCTGCCCAAGCTGGTGGAGGCGGCGGGGAAGGCGGCGCCCGAGATTGCCGGGGCGTTCGTCAAGGGCTTCCTGAACGCGCCGATCCTCGGCCAGCTGCTGCTCGGGGGCTGGCTGCTGTCCAAGATGGGCGGCCTGGGGGCCGTCGGCAAGATGGGCACCACGGTCGGGACCCGCTTCGCCACGGCGTTCAAGGGCGCGGCCGTCCTGGTCATCGGGTCGGGGCTGATCGCCGGGATCAGCGGGGCCCTGGGCAAGCGCAACATCCCCGGCATGGGCGGGCTCGAGGAGTCCCTCAACGACGCGGGGGTCAAGATCGGGCAGCAGTTCGGGCTCTCGCTCGGGCGCTCGACCGCCGAGCGGTTCAGCGACATCTTCCAGGACAACATCCGGACGGTCCTGCGCGGCGGCGGGGCGCTCAGCGGGCTGTCGATCACCGACGCCGCCGGGGTCACCGGGCCGATCATCAGCCGCGAGCACGCGGCGGAGCTGGCCCGCCAGTTCATGGACACGACCAGCGTCTCGCTGAGGGTCGCGGGGGTGAGCGCGGAGACCCGGTTCAACGAGGTCTGGGACGGGCTGGCCCCGGACGAGAAGCGCCTGGCCCGGCAGATCAACTCGGCGGTCAACGCGGCCAACAAGCTCGCGGTCAAGACGGGGATCGACGTCCCGGCCCGCGTCCTGGAGGTCGACCCGCAGGCGTCCGCCAAGGGCCTGAGGACGCTGTCGTCGAACCTCAACCTGCTGCGGTCGGGGTCGCTGACCAACATGAAGGACATCCAGAAGGTCTTCCGCGACACCGCCAAGGTGATCCGTA